AGCGGCATATCCAGCAGCATCAACCCAGTTGTCGTTATGTTCTTTGCAAGCCTTCGTTCTTGCAACCTTCAGCAAAATCATCATGGCCGCCACGTCTCGCCCACCAACATCAACGCCCAGGTAATTTGACCAGAAGGCTGCAATAGTTTTGAAGTTGTCTTCAACATCGCCGTATGATTCCGCCCGATCTCCACATACGCATTCGATAGCTTTTTCTAAGCACTCAAGTCTATTCATCTTCCGTAAAACTCCGTTTAAGAATCCTCATCCACACCTCATGTGGCACGACATACAGCGGCTGTTTGCCATTTTCCCTAAGGACTAGGAAGTCATTCTCTCCCAGGTACTCCCAAATCCATTGGGGCAGGGCTTTCCTTGCCTTGATCTCGCCACAAAGCGGAGTTTCGTCCTTACCTTTCCAATAGACATCGATGTCATATGACCGCTCTGCACCGAACTGACCTCGACGGGCATCATACCTTTCAGCATGGATGCCAGCCTCTTTGTGACAGTTGACGATCTCCCTTTCAACGCGGGCGCCTTTGTCGCGACTCATTTTGCCCATTAATACTCAATCCTATTAAAATCAAGAATGCTTGTTAGCCGACTAATCTCTGCTTCAAGTTCTTGGATTTTAGTGGATTTTTGTGTTCTTTTCCGCCACAAAGATTTGTTTGGCTGAATGCAAAAAACCTGCCGCTGTCTGCCGGAGCGTCCTGGTCTGGTCTTTATGTTGCCTTCGAAATCATAAACATAATCAATCATGTTCTTATCGCGCAAAGACGCAAACCTAGGGCCAAGGTGATCCGAAGGTTTATTGTGCAGCAAACCTACTTCTTCCATTGTCATGGGGCCGTTTAACATAAGGGTTTCATAGACTATCTTTTCGCCCTTGGTCGCATTAACAAGGGACGCCGCTTCTTGACTTGTTTGCGGATCAGTGTGGCGCGCAAGGCCCTTTGCATAATCAAACATGTCCATCAAATCATCCCCATCTGTGCTTTTTCAAATGACTGATTCGAGCGCAGCATATCTATGTACACTTTCATGGTGTCATAGTTTACCTGCGCCGTAAGATACGCATGGCGATGCTTTGCTTTTTCGTTTAGAAAATCCCTGTATTCGGCGCTGGCACGGGCAACCATTTCTGCTTCCGCAATAGATTTGGCCCCGTCGTGTTTTGCCCGCTGGGTGTATTCAGCCAAAATAGACTTTTCGCTGTCTTCTAACTGCTTATAGCTCGACTGGGCCGAAGCTAAACTCTTCCCCCGCTCCGAAAGTTCCTGACTTAGCTTGTTTGCATCTAACATTAAATTCTTCCCTTTCTTTTTCAATATGGCCAATGGCTTCGTCGTAAGACCCAGACGATAACCATAGCTTTTCTGCCAGCGCGTGAGGCTCCCACCCATTCCAAAATTTTGGCTCGCCAATGTGGTGCTGGCAACGATGATGAACGCTACACAAAGGCAAGGTAAATGAATCGGAAGGTTTCATCCCCATGCCGCCATCAGTACCCATTCGCAAATGGGCCGCCTCAACATAAGGGTTGGCACACAGAACGCATTCTAATGTGCGGATAAAATTTAAATGGCGTTTATCACGAATCATATTCCCAACACCCTTGGTTTCGCTCAAATTTACGCTACCCTAAAATCCTATGAGATACAAGGGCGAAATAAAAACTTGACAATGCTATCTCGTGTGATATAATATATGTTGTTAAAAGGGAAATTGCTTACAAAAAGGGAGCTAAGCAAATGGAAGATTTTTCTCACATCACTGACGCAGACAACAACACGTTAGAGCAGTGGCACGCTAATGCCTACTACACTTACTGCATGTGCAGTGGCCACACCAAGTCGCACATGAACAAGGTGGCCATGAAGCTTTACGCAGAAGAAATGACTCGTCGTGGCGTTTCATTCGACGAAGAGCCTGAAGGGGGGAAGTTCAACGGCGACGGATCAATATAAGTCGAAACGCCCCTCGGGGCGTCTGCGGGATCAGCCCTACCCGCACTGATGAGACAGGGCGCGACAAGGGAGCTTACAATGATTATTGATACGCACTTTCCGATTGCCGAAGGTATTATTCTAAACGTCACGGCTAAAATAATTTCTGGTGAAATTGACGAGTTAGAAATTACCAATTCCGATAACCAACCTGTAGACCTGAGAAAAATAGCGATTTTCCCATGGGCTAGCATGAAGCCTGTGGCGGCAGAAGATTTAATTCGCGAACATGTGCTGGCGGCATATCGCAATGGATAACATGACCGAGCAAGAATGGGAAGTTGTTGCCGTTGAGATGGCGGTGTACGAATTAAAAGAACTGTGCGCTGTTTTGATTGGGTTCCAAGAAGACCGACCTGATTTAATTGCGGTCGAGCGGCATGAGATCGTAGAGTCAGTTATGAAGCTTGTAGATAAAATGGGAATCAAGCAATGAAGATTACTAATGACCTAAACCTGCCCTGGCATCTTGTGGATGCAGTAGAAAACGACCCTTATAGCGCCGGGGCATCTGACATTTCTGTCACTCGGTTAATCGCGCCGCCCCGCATGGTGGCTCTTAACGCTAGGCACCAGGATGAGCTAGAGGAAGACGCGGCAGACCGTTCGTTTTCTTTGATGGGCCAAGCTATCCACACTGTGTTGGAGCGCGTGCCCGACCGGGAAGGTGATCGTGTTATTGAGCGCCGCATGTTTCAGCAGATAAACGGGTGGACACTGTCGGGGCAGCTAGATTTATGGGAGGGCAACATTGTCTATGACCACAAGTTTACCTCAGTCTGGGAAACCATTAATGGCCTAAAGCCCGAAAAAATACAGCAGTTAAATTGCCTAGCATGGCTCTGCCGCAAAGAAGGCTTACAAGTAGATGGCGTCAAAATTGTCGCTATTTATAGAGACTGGTCAAAGACAAAAGCCAAAAGTGAGCGAGATTACCCGCAACACTCCATTGGAATTATTGATGCGCCGCTTTGGACGGACAATGAGTGCCAGTCGTTTATTGAAGAGCGTATTGCCATGCATCAACAGGCTCGCAATGAGCTGCCTATGTGTAGTCCGGATGACCAGTGGGAGAAGCCAGCCAAATATGCTTTGATGAAAGAAGGCCGGATCTCTGCAATCAAGCTTGAGAACAGTAAGGAAGATTTAATGGCGTATGCTGACAAAAAGGGTTTGACTAAAGACGGCAAGTTAAAGGCAGGGCATTACACTGAGTTTCGCCCCGGAGAAAAAGTAAGGTGTGAAAATTATTGCACTGCCGCCCCGTTCTGTTCGCAATTTAATGACGCCTAAAAATTTTCTCAGTGAAGTCCAGAAATACTTTCCCGGTGCTGAGATCGTTGAAGTCAGAAAAATAGGAGATACTGACATGACTACTCTTAACTTTACGATTGCTAATCTTTATGACCCTAAGCCGGGGAAAAAAGTTGGCTCAATAAAAACCCAAACGGGCGAGTGGATTTCATATTGGCCTTCTGACAAAGGTCAGTTTCAAGAGGGGGGGTCTTATTCTGCTTTGTGTGATGCCCGTGATTGGGAAGGCAAGACCTACTACACGGTCAAATCGCCGGGGAAGGGTGGCAATATTCAGATGCAGGGACAAACGCCACAAGCGGCCTCGCCTAGTCAGCCAGCGCAAACTGGGTCCAAGGATGACACGATTACTCGCATTGCCATTGCCAAGTCCTGCATAGAAGCACACGAATCTATGCAAGCAGCAGACGCATGGTATGCTTGGGTAATGCGTCTAGAAATTCCAACTGTTACGCCTGTGGCTAGTGCACAGGGCGCGGATTCTGACCTTAATGATGAGATTCCGTTCTGATGTCTCTTAAAAACCAACTGGTTAAGGACGTAAACGACTTTCTGAAGGTGGCCGGAAGGCCATCTCAGAAGGATCGTCTTACAGCCACCAAACTTGGGTTGCGCGTAACAGGAAATCCTAATTTGATTTTCCGTTTACGTAGCGGCAAAGACATTCACCTTAGCACCTACGATAAATTGTTGGGCGAAATGGAAAGGTGGTATCGTAGAAATGGTTATTACCAAGGAGAAGAAGAGGAATAAATGATGCCAGTAGGATACCCAAAAGATAATAACAAGCGTCAGGTGTGGAATGGCTCGGGCATGGCGAGCCTAAGCGCTGAGCGGCGGCGTGAAATCGCGCTTGATAATCTGTCCAAGCGAAAGGCCAACAGCAAGGG